GATAACAAGTTCGGTGTCACCATCCGTCTTCAGCAGACCCTCCTTGAGCAGTCTGCCAAGCTTCCCTCCTTCGCCTTCCAGGGTCTTGACCTCCCCGAGGATGATCTAGATGTCGACGTTGAGGAAGAGATTGACGAGGTTGATGAGGAGTAAAAAAAATCAAAATATATACAAATGAAACTTTTAAAAGAATATTTTAAACCAGAAACTACTTTGAAGATAAAATATTTCAAGGAAGATGATATGGTTATTAAACAGATACTTGATAGTAATGTTGTAATTTATGAACAAAGTCTCCTAAATACATCTATAACCGAATTTACATTCGATAAGATTTGTTATAATGAATTATACGAAAATGAAACCAATATTACTAACGGTTTTATGTCGATAGTAGATGAATCTGGTAAGTGTGTTATTCAATAAAATTAAACCCATTATTGGTAAGTCGAAATAAACTTCTTACGAATAAATAAGTATGTCAATCGAGAGTAATATTAAAAAGTTACTCAGGGGAAAAAAGGCATGTTCTCCAATATCTCACTTGTGGTTGAAGCGATTTAATGGAACCATGATCAAAGGTGCTAGGCAAATTGGACAGGGTGAATATGGTAAAGTGTTTCGTGGATGTATAGATGATAAGTGTGAAAAGTACATCGTCTATAAAGAAACCACAGATCCATCGGCTAAAATGGAATTCACTATAGCTAAAAAATTAGAGGAATTCTCTGTTCCAAAGATGTACCTTTACAAAAATTGTGATAACAAGGACGTTCTTTATTCTGAGTACATTCGTGGTGAAGAATTAGGTAAATGGTGGAAAAGTTCACCATCACTCGCAGCGTCAAAGTCTGTCATGGCTCAAGTGATTTACAATTTATATAAAATTCAACAAAAATATCCAGGATTTAGACATCATGATCTTCATAGTGGAAATATATTAGTACGCTCGGTACCAAAAAGGAATATCCAAATTAAATTAAACGAGAAGACATTCACGATACCTAATGGTGGTGTTGAGGCGGTCATCATCGATTTTGGATTTTCCGTATTTCCTAGAATTAAGAACCCTCTGATTAATAACAAAAACTACATCAATATAGGAATCTCACGAAAATCGGATAAAATGTACGATCTCCATTTTTTCTTGAACAGTATGTATGCTCTTGTGAGACAACCTAAAACTATGACAGAAAGGAGAATACATAATTTCATTCGTTCCGTATTACCATTCGAATATCTGAATAAAAAAACCGAACGAATCAAGAATTATCGTATGCGTGGAAATATGAATCATGGGAATATACCCAATTTTGAAAAGGTTCTCAATAAACCTTTCTTTACTGGTGAAAACCCAAAAGCTTTACCTATACCTATAACGAAACCACAAAAACCAGTCGTACTTTTACCAAACAAACCTAAAACACCAGTCAATCAAAAAGAAGCTATGGCTCGAGCGATTGCTATCTTAAAAACCAAGAAGACAAAGCAACAAAAACGTAGACCTGCTCCTCGTATTAAAGTATAACTTTGAAAATTCGCTTTGTACCATCATCAACTTGAGACAATATCTTAAATTTTGGGGTCTTAACAATCTTCGTTCCATCTTTCGATACGAATGATTTCATCCGTTCAACTTCACCAGGCGACATTTTCCTTGTGTATTTGAGTGTGACATTCCTGGTTCCTATCGAGAGTATAGTGGAGGACATTTTTATATTTACATATAATATAATATGTTCGCTTTCATTGTTCTCGCTATCATCGTTTTAATCGTGTTGTTCACCATGAACCGTGGTACTAAGAAAACGGAAAATGGTAAAAAATGGACTGTTTTCGGAACCATGGGCTGTGGATGGACTCGAAAACAGTTGGACTACATGAAGAAGAATGGTAAGTCTCACGAGTTTGTCGATTGTGACAAAGGTGGATGTGATGGTATGAAGGCGTACCCCACAATCAAGCACCCCAATGGTGAGACTAGCACTGGCTACAAAGAAGTTTAAATACCACGGACAACCGAAAGGCCTACCGAGAGAATGAAGGCGTCAAGCATGGTGTTGATTGGCTTGAGAATAGTGACGTGCTTCACGAGGGAGCGGTTCCACACGAGGCGGAGGAGGAAAGTGCTGATGAGAATAGTGAGTACAAAAGTGAGGAACTCAGTGAGCGCATCGGACTTTGTTTCGGCCTTGGTAACTTCCACAATCATTTATTACTAACGGACATTTTTTTCTGCTTAGATTACAAATGAAAGGATTGCCATTGAGTGGATCCGAAAGTAAATTCACAAACCGGCGTTGGGGGACGGCGACTGGTATTGGGAATAATAATTGTTACGCGTATGCAGTCGGAGATTACGAGGCATATAGGTGGCAAAAATCTATTCCAGGAGATCGTTCTGGTCTTTCTAATGGAAACCACACTTATACTCACTGTACTGGTCTTCCAAAACGTGTCGTTTCAGACAATCCCAAAAAAGTATACAAAGCCAAAGCTGACGAAAAGTGTAAGAAAGGATACTACAAAGTCATGATGTTTGTCTGTCCTGGAAGACCAACAAATTATATTAGACAAGGTGACTTTCATTTTTACAAACAGCACGGTGTCGTGGAATACAAAATCAAATCTGGTGACACGATCGTTTCCGTTGCTAAATTTTTTAAAGTTCCTGAGTCTCGGATAAAGAGGGCTGGAACATTCAGAGTTGGTAAACGTATCGTATTCAAGGCCAACGTCTTCAGTCACAAGCGTGGGTGGGCGACTGGACCACTTCTGACTGATGCGAAGGGGAAAAGTATCATAGATCCCCGTAAGGCGTCTCGGAACTACCCAGGTCTAAACTATGAGAGGTATTGTAGTTCATTCTGCGTCAAGGATCGTGGGATCAAAGTCGGTAAGACTCACCCCAAGGTCCGCAAGAATACTATCTAAATCTGGAGTATTTTCGACATCAAAAGTAATATCAAAAAGATCTAATACGTCGAATATCGATTCTTCATTCAAGGACACAGAGTTTGCCTCTGCTGTGTAATTGTTCTGAATCGTGACGATGATTTTGAATTGTGATGCATCAAACACTTTTCTACAAGTGGGGCATGTATTCTTACCTCGATTTTTCCATTCCTGTAGACAGTTGGAATGAAACACGTGTCCGCAACGAAGTGGAGGATTTGACCTCGTTTCCCTAACTTCATTGAGACATATGGAACATGTCGACATTCTATAGGAAGGTTTTAAAGTTTTTTTTGTAATTTTTCTCAGTTAGTAAATGTTGGGAACCTTGAGAAGGGGCTTGTCGCAGGTGTTGCAGTTACCCTTACCCTGTTGTTCCTGTACCTGGGTCATGAGCTGGGGACCCTGCTTTTGGAGAAGCTGGCGGTACGAATAGTTGTCCTCGAAGGAGATACCGTTTTGCTTCATCATGTAGTTGTTAAAGAGTTGGGAAGACGTGCTTACGGTGAAGCACCGACCGTCGGCCATACCAAGTCGCTGCGACATTTTGTTAATATTACATCAGAAATTAATTTGTCTATTGGTGATTGTTTTCATCCAAGATTCAAAACCTCTCTCTCTGAGTTTTTCAATGAAAGGTTCGCACTTGTATCCCAAATAAATGTCAAAAACATCCGTCTCTTCTGTGCGGGACACGCGAATCTGGGAATTTTCGTTAATGTGCTGGTTGATGATGTTATAAGCGAATGCAATTTCCTTAAGAGTCTCAGCTCCTGTGATGATAATCTTTCCCGTGCTGAATATACTGCAGGTAATTTCCTTCATATCATGGGCTGGTTTGAACTTGATCTTGACGGCTGAATATCTGTCTGGTTCGAAAGAAACTTTGAAAATATCGTTGTATTCTTCGAACCAATCTGCCACTTTCATGAGGTTGATGTTGTAGTTGAGACTGAAATTGGAATTAATCATAACCACCCGAAAAGAGTTTTCGGGAAGCTCGATTTCCAATCCCAAAAAAGTCTTGAAAATATGCACCAATTGTGTGATAATACGTTTACAATCAAAAAGATCACAACATCCTGCAACTTGAATACTTCCATTGGGAAACACTTTCACAGATTTGGTACTATATGTATCGTTGTATGTAAGTGTCACCTGATTATAAAACGTCGTAGGCTTCAACTTCCATTCAAAACCTTCTGTGTTGGTTCCTACACGTCTCATCTTGTAGGAACCAATTCTCTCAAACACGCCTCGAAGTTTTTTTATGTCAATTGCTTTATCAAAACTTGATACCATGGTGATCGTCGTAATTTTTACCCACGAAGGACGAATCTCTTCGGGTATAGCTTTTCGCATCTCATCGAGAGTGAGAAGATATGAAAAACTGTTATTGGCGATTGAAGAATACATTTTTAAACATACTTATCATTCATGTCATGGGTGACTTAGGTGTTTAAAGAAAACACACTCGATAAAGATACATGACTTCTTTCATAAAGTCCGCCAAGTCTGTTCATGATGTAGAGTCTGATCTTGCATATGTTGAAATTGTCTACGAGCGTTATATGAAAGGTAAAGGTTATGCGACATTCACCGATTACATAAATACTGAACCTTTGGCGAATTGGTCGCACCTCGAATCTGAAAAACAATCAATCCCATATGAAAAGTTTCTCGATACGATGGTCAAGAGTACTCTCGAAGTCCGACAGCGTATGGCTGAACTTATACTTGAAAACGTTTTAGCTTATGAACAAAGTGACAGAGTATATGTTCGCATCGCACACGCTATGAAAATTTTGGATCCAACATTCCAACCACCCCATGTAAATATGGAATGTGCTTGGCAGATGGAGATTGTCAAAAAATTGTGTAAGAAGTATCTACCCGAAGCTATTCAAAATTGTATGAATACATCTCGGCTCAAATATTTCTTCAACGTCGTAAAAATAATAGAACTAGAGCAATGATGAGTATGGCTACAAATATCCAGAAATAGGGAACACTTTTGTTGGATACACCTACCTTAACCTTCTTCGTCTGACATGTAAAACCATAATCAATATTACGTTTAGGGCGTACCGTTTTATCAATCAAAAGTGGTTTAGTTTCATCCTTGCAAAGACCCGTGTTACAGAAAACACTCTTTTCAATAACTGGAACCGTGATGGGTTTCTTGATTTCAACAAAATCAGCAAAGTCACCAGTTTCTCGCACACCTCCTGGGAGAGAAAAGTCACGTGTGACAAATGGGTTTACATTATCAATAGTATCTTCGTCGTTGAGCATATGTTCACTCATCGCTGTTAATACTACTTCAGATTATAATTTTTTTCATGCATTTTATATCGATGTTCTTCCCACATCTTATCCAAGTCGACGTTCAACATATGCGCGAGTTGAAAAAGATAACTGAAAACATCACCCATTTCCATCATCACGTCAGTACCACGTTCCTTTTTAAGGTTTGTTTTTTTATAAGTTTTCTTGTATTGGCGAATAGCCGACGCTAGTTCTCCAAATTCTTCCGTCAGGAGAAGCCATACGGTATCTACACCAGCGCGATCCCAACCTTTGGATCGACAGACCTTTTCGGTCTCAGTTTTGTAATAGTTTAGACTCATAACTTAGTATTCTATGGTTTGTAATCTTTAATTGATTCCGATTTTATCATTGAAATCAATCTTTTTTCCAACAGTACTGGTGTTTATGGGTTGATCCAGGGGGGTACTAATAGTATCGATGTCGCGAGTATAAGCGATGTATTGAGATACTCCAGTCTGAATCTGCGACAAGGCTGTATCAATAACACGAATGTTCATATCCTTGACCTGTTCTTTGACTTGATTGTAATGATCACCCGAGTTGTTAATAAACACCATTCGCATGATACCATACAAGTCGTCTACATTCTGATAATCAATGGCGATACCACTCTTATCTTTGAAGGCCTGACGAATACCACGCTGGAGAAGATTTGTGTTGAACTCAGAAAAAAATAGAGTATTCAGTGGCGTATCACACTGCTTGATGGAATCAAGGTGGAGGTTATCACACATTTAATATACTCGCCGAAAAAAATTATATGTAGATAATAAATGCTGAACTTTGCTGACTTTAACGAAGTTTACGCCAACAAGCCACCAACTCACGAGGAAATTCCCTGCCAACCCCCAGCCTGTTTTGTGGGTTCTTATGCCCCTGTCGCGAAGG